CCTTTAACTGCCATTCGTATACGCTGTTCTTTAGTTCAGTATCAAAGAATGGGAATGTAGCAGCAGACCAGCTAGATTTTACATCTATAACGCAGTCCTCTGTAATAACGTCTGGAGTACCTAGTACAAAGTCATTCTCAAAATACTCATCGTTTTTAAAAAGAAAGTCTTTCTCTAGTAATATACTTGTAAGCTCAATAGAAGCGTTCTCTACTTCGTTCCCTTTGTCTAAGTACTTAGAGTTTATTTCTTGCTTAATACCGAACTCACGCTCTAAATATAGCTCTGTAATGTAGCTCTTTGCTCCTTTGCTTAGTTCTGGCTCTGCATCTCTCTTGAGTAGCAACGTATCTCTTAGCTCTGCTTGTTTCTCTGTTAACTTAATCTTAGCCAGTAACCCGTTTAAGGTTACCAGCTGCTTCTCTGTGATACTTGTTTTACTATCTGTTGCCATTAGCTTACCAAGCTGTGAGGCTCTTATCTTTAGCTCTTTCATTGTTCTATATTTTTAAATATATGTGCTATCACATCTACTGTCCAGCCGTTACCTAACATCTTATATCTTTGTGTATCACTAACACAATCAGTATATTTTTCAGGCACAGTCTGCAATCTTTCACATTCTATCGGAGTTAGTTTTCTAAAACCATCCCTTTCTTTTATTACAGGATAATGATGGCTTTGCATACCTTTATAATGCCTCGCTACTATTGGAGCAGATTTATCAACCTCTATACCTTTATATTTATACCCTGCTTTACCTGCTCTTACTATATCTGTTAAATCTAATCTACTCAAAACTTTTTCAGAATAGTAGTATTTACTATCAACATTACTCTCTAATATATCTTTAAATTTAACGTCTTTTTTAATGATATCACTTTCAGGTATATTAGTCCAGTAATATCTATTCCTGTGTTGTGCCGTTATAAGGCTTGAATTTATATGTAACGGCTTACATCCTAAAATGTAACTTATTTTATCTCTTATATTAGAATCCATACTCCCAACATTTTCCAACATAAAATATTTAGGTTTAGTTTCTTCAAGTAATCTAACAAATTCAAAAAATAACTTACTTCTTTCATCTTTAAAATTTAATTTATTACCTGAAATAGAAAAACCTTGGCAAGGACTGCCTCCAATTAGCAAGTCAATCTTTGGTAAATCTTCTCCTTTAACTTCTGTAACGCTTCCAATTTGCTTAGTATTTGGGTAGTTATTTTGTGTCACTTGTATAGCATACTTGTCAATTTCACTTGCAAAGTAGTTGTTATACTTAATTCCTAATTTGTTGAGTGCGATTTGTCCGCAACTCATTCCATCAAATAAACTTAATACATTCATTATCCTAGTCTTTTAAGTTGCTCAGCTGTTAACTTGAAGCCGTTAATAATCTGCTCTTTTTTGATTGTACCCTTCTCGATAGCTGCAAGAGCCTTCTCGAATCTGTCGCTAGGTAACGGCTGCTTAGCTGCGTCTGTATCTACATCTGTAACAATACCGAGCATCGAGCTAAGGCTGTAACGTCTGAAGTAAGTAACTCCACTACCAGCAGACTGAAAAATATTCATACGACTAGCTTCATCTTGTGGAATTTCTGTAAGGCTTTCGATAGTCTCTCCAGTTTCTACATGGAATAAAATGGTCTGTATTGAGTTACCTTGTAGTAACTGAGTAAATCCTAGTCCATGCTTTTCTAAAAGCGGATTGATAACTTCAAAGATTGTAGGTAAATCTGCATACTGGTAGTTATGTCCTTTCGTTGCTTTTGCGATTACTGGACATTCTTGTTGGAAAGCAGCTAGACTCTTGTAAATGCTTAGCTTTCTCTTCTCTAATTCTTCGTTAAATGTGTTCATAATTTTTGTTTTTTGTTTGTAAATATACTATTTATTCTTTAAAGTTTTTAGTTTCTGCTTGTATTCTTTTATAATTTCTTTCACTTGTTCTCTGCTTGGCTTGTATTCTTGATGAGCTAATTGGTGCAAATTAAACAATCTATCCGCTCCTATTCTTTTCTCTATTCCTATTTGATATTCAATAAGGTTTCCATGCAGATGTCTGTTGCAAAATACACACTGTGCATGAACGTTATCTTCGTGGAAACTTACATTTTTGTGACCTCCAGAGCTGAAATAATGACCAGCATCGAACTTACCTACTAGCAATCTATTACAGCTTATGCAAGGCTTGTTTTTGTCTCTCTCTCTTATGAAAGCATTAAACGCCTTTTGTGCTTCCTTCATTAAATCTGAAACAGTTTTAAGCTCTTCCTTCTTTGCTTTCTTTTCCTTGTTCCACTTTTTCAATGCTTTCTTTTGTAGCTCCTCGTAATATTTGTCATTACATGGATTCTCTATGCAGTACTTTCTATTAAAGGATACTGGCTTAAATTCGTCTCCGCAATTTTTACATTTCATTTATTAGATTTTTTATTGGTAATAAAATACCTCTGCTAGTATTAGAGTCTCCTCCTTTCACATCTCTATTTGTGTTAAAATATCTTCTACAAATATTTTTTAGTTCGTTGGTTTCTATTAAAAATAGCCTATAATCTGAAATAAAAAAACAATAGTAGTCAGCTTTACTTTTTGCTATTCCGCTTTTATTGCCTCTGGATTCGTACTCTATAAAAATATTACCAGTCTTAAACGCTTTTAAGTCTCTCTTAATTTCTATTTTTTTGTTTTGTAATATTTCAGCTAGTGCTTCCTCAGCTACTTGACCTACTTTTAAATCATAGGCAAAATTAGAATTAAACTGCATTATGATAAAGTTTTAAATTGTGCGTGTGGTCTTAACTTTTTCATGCTTCTCAAGTCTCTAGCTCTTACTTTAGAGTAAACCTTTTCTATTAAGCCTTTTATCAAATGCTTGTTTTCTATCTTAACTGGAAACTCGAAGTAATCTATTTCTATAATGTAGTATTCGTCAGCTAGTTTCTCCAGCGTTCCAATAATTTTACCATCGTTTAATATCTCGCTTTGGTAGTCTGTCAATTTGTTAAAGTAAATCATAATTTAAAAATCTTCGTTTATAAATGTACTCAAATCTGCTAAAGGTTTCTTTTGTGGCTCTGCAAATTTCTTTTTGCCGTCAATAAATTCATAGAAAGCCCCTTGTTTTATATCGTATTGCAAAGATGTTAAGCCTTGAACTCCTACTATTTTAGGCTTTGCTTTGTTTATTTTTATGTCTGTGACGCTACTACCGAACTCTCTATGAACAATTATAATACTTTTACCATTGTTTGCCCACTCAGAGCCTCCTTTTAAATCGTGCATGTCTGGCATCTGTGTTTTACCATCTACCTTCTTACCGCTTTTAGGGTGTATAATTGTGTGAAAGTGCAAAGCGTTACGTTCTGCTAGTTCGTTTCTAAAGCTCAAAGTATCCTCTAGCCATTGGTCGTAACGTAACAAACCTACATCGTGCTTCATATAGTTCCAGCTATCAATGACAGCTGAGAATATACCTAGCTCTTTTTTATTGTCTGCTGAGAACTGCCAAAACTCTTTAGGAGTTAACGCTTTTGAGTTATTGGCTTTCTTTGGGTCTAGTATTTTAAAGAACTCAAGAACAATAGGTAAGTAATGGTCTAGCTCTTCTGGAGTTACTCTGTTTTCAATTAGTCGTTTATTGCCATCTGAATCAATATAAAACTCTTCAAACTGTTTTCCACTCATTTTGTGTATTAGCTTTCCTATAATCTCCTCAATAGTACCAGCGTCTGGCATGTGGATAAGGTGCTTATGTCTGTAATGTCTTGAACAAAATTTTAAACAGTCTAGAAGTACTTCTGTTTTACCGCTGCCTGGAAGTCCAGACCAATCTGTGCAGCCTCCTTCTTTGATACTATACAAACTTCCTAGCGTGTTGAATCCTAAGTAGTATGTAACGCCTCCACCAGTATGGTAGTAATCCTTTAGTCGTTCTTTTATTTCGTTTTCCTTTACAATGTCCATAATTTAGCCTTTTTGTTTATGTTCCAAATTTAACCTTTTTACTCTATCTTCCAAAGATTCTTTTATAGGTTCAATAGGTTTTGTATATCGTTCGTTTAAATACTTCAGCGTATTGGTTAAGGTAGATTTCCAGTTTTTAAT